TTGGTTCGTATTATACTGTCGTTTCCAAGAAAAGGATAGCGTGTATCTGATTCTGACTTGGTGTAGCTATTGGCTATTGTAAACGCATCATAAGCTACAATCTCTATTACATCATTTAATGACGCTCCTGTAACAAGAACTACAGTTGTGCCAGAGGTAGAGGTATAATCTGTGGCAGGTTTCAGTAAAACACCATTTTGATAGACATCCACATACTCACCATCGCTGTAGCTCAATACGTTTGCATTGGCATCGGAACCACTAAACGAGGTTTGACTTGCTGTGGCTTGGTATATGAAGCGTGTTCTAACGCCTTGGTTGGCTGCTTTTCCGATATATGGCATTATTTATGCTCCTCTTACTCTTATACCCCAAAATTGTACCCCAATACCATCGGCTACTGTATTTTGTGATCCACCAGAGGCTTGCCAAGCCTTAACTGTCAAAACATCTCCTGTAACTAAAGGACCAGACCAACTAGCTTGGATACTTGGATTAGCTCCAGAACCTGCATCATTTATAGCATTTTCAGTATAAACTAAATCAGTGCTACCTTTAAGTATATATAATTGTTGCCTATTAGGTCTTTGACCAATTCTGTTGACTGCATAAAGAATCCAATAACCTGCTGTAACTGCTGTAATAGTGACATTGTTACTACCAACACTTGTTATTGAAGCAGTATCCCAAGCAGAAGCATCCCAAGTCATTGTAGTAAGTGTGCTATCTGAAAGACTTTGATTACTGGTCTGATTTAATTGAAAAGTAGGATTAACAGTGGTATCTACGCCACCTGTTCTTACTCTTGTTAAAGGCACTTCTTACTCCTAGCTTGGTTTTGTTGGAAAGGTTACACTGGTCATGTCTAATCTACCATTACTGTCTAGCTTTGGGTCAGAACTCGCAGGTAAATCTCTAAGCTGTTGTCTATAGGTTTTCATGTTATTCGACATGGTCACATCGCCTAAAGCAGTCCAATCTGTTTCTGCCAGTAATCTGTCTCGTTCTATACGAAGCAATCGCATTGGCTCACGGCTTTGCAGTAACGTCTTTTCACCTGCTACCTGTGCAAAAGTTACACCCCAGTCCTTTGGGTCTGCACTCTCTATGGCTGAACCATTGCTATCTGCTCCTGTGACTTTACGAAACATAGCGTTGAACTCTGCTTCAGTTGTAGGCTCTCCTCTTAAAACCCATTCTTTAATTCCTAAACTCGTTAATGCTTGTGATATTGTTGTCATTGTGAAATCTCCATTATTGTGATTGATGTTGCTTTAGATTCATCTTGCACTCTTACTTCATCTCCTGCGTTCTTTTGAACTTGAAAGGTAAAAGTTTTTGCCGTTGTACCCCAACTATCAATGATAACGTCAAATGCTGTTCCTAATTGTGCATAATGACCACTACCACCATAATCATATGACCTAAATCCACCATGCCCATAGGTGGCATGAGCATCTCCAACCACTGCACTTGCTGTCACATCAAACAGTCTACAATAAACTTGAGTATCGTGACCACCATTATTTCCACCACCTATTCCCAATTTACAAAAAAATAAAATCTTACTATTCGCAAATTTCGGAGTAATAGTAACTCTAAAATCTGTGTCTATTTCAGTAAAAGAAGTTGCAGTAATAGCAGTACTGCTTTGACTATTAGAATTAGTTTGTACTACTTGCACACTAGAACCACTAGGCATAGCCACTGTTCCTGCTGTAGTTTTACCCTGTATTGTGTCTACTGATAGTGTACTCATGTTGCTATTTCCTGTACTGTTACAGACCCTTCAATACCTGTGTTTGAGAAATCATTGTTACCACCAAAAACAACTATAGAGTCAAAATCACAAGAAGCATATAAAGCGAAGTTTACAGTTGTACCAATCGCTACCGTTGATGATGGTGTAAATAGTTTATGATATGCAGTGACGTTATCTGTATTGAAATAACGTCCTTCATAAAGTCCTGCTGAATAGTAAGCATCAGCAGCTGTAAACGTCAAATTACTTGAGTTAGTACCAGTAATTGTTTCTCTAGCAAAAGCACTTCCTGCAACTGGGTCATAGTCTGAGGAACTACTTGATACAGCTCCTGTTTTAAACCCAAGACCAAATGACCTATCTCTATCCAAATTACCTGTGGAATCACCTTTTCTTATAGATGCAATGACAGAAACATAAAATTTACTGCCTGCTCCTTTTGTAGTGAAAGAACATTCAAGACATTTAGCATTGGTAGTGTTTATAGATACTTTATCTGTTGCCGTTGCCTGTTGTACTTGAATTACAAATTTGCCAACATTGTCTGCTGACTGCCCTTGTATATTGTCTACTCTTAATGTACTCATTATTTATCCTATTAACGTATAAGAAACTGTTGTATATCTATTAGTTGGAGTGCTATCTTGATACAAGTTTCTAGAAGCTCCAGTATCATGTGACAAATCAAAATAATCACTAGCATTTACATGATACATCAATGTCCAAGTCATGTGTCTTGAATCAGCAATATACCAACGATGAATTATCCCATTATTAACTCTCAAATAAAGATTAAGAGTTGTAACTCCATCAAGTATGGTACTGAAACAAATTTGATATAATCCTGTTATTGGTGCAACATATCTATAATTTGACGTATCATAATTTGATCCACCAGTTTCATAAACAACATTATCAAAAGGTATTGTAGCAGTATCAGCTACAGCAGGGTAAGAAGCATCTCCCCCCAAATCAACTAAAGCATGAGGTCTTGCAGGATACAAAATACGTCCTGCTGAATCAATAGTCTGAGCCGTAGTGCCATTCGTATGCTTTATATTCTGTACTAGAAGGTTGCTCATATAATTGCTAGATTACCCCCTGAGTTTACTGTGATGGTTATGCCAGAAGATACTGTCAAAGGTCCAGTCGCTGTAGCATTCTCTGTAGCTTCTATCGTTGTATCTACATCTACAGTTTGTGAGTTAACTCTAAACATACCACCATTCTTAAAGTTGCCTTTGTTCTGTGTGGGTATCGTAATACTTGTGTCCGTTGCACCAAGATACATTACAAATATATTACCTGTTCCAGTTGATGGAGCCTCAGTAAATGTAAGGTTTGTGCCATTTGGCACTGTAAATGCGTCTACACTCTCTTGTATTACACCGTCAACGCTTACTACTATGTCTTCTTGAGTAACAGTATGGTTTAACGTAAAGACCGTTGTAGAGTTATCTCCGTTAAACTCCTGCGTAGCAGGTCTTGATGAAAAACTAGAACCAACTTGACTTCCTATGTAGGGCATTATGTGATCTCCATTATACTTGCTACAGTGTCTAGGCTATTCGCTGTATTAGACGCTACACTCAAGGTATTACCTGTCTCCATAATAACCTTGTTACCTCCCATATATTCAAAGGATGATCCAGAGGGTATCGGTATGGTTTTGGCTAAAAACACAGTCTGTCCTGCACTAAGTTTAATGTCGGCTGTTATCTGACTTGTAGTCGTGTTTGCTAATGTCAAACCAATCACAACCGTTGTTGTAGCAGATGGAGCCGTGTAGACATTCATCAAAGCGTTAGCAGATGTGCTTGAGCCATCGTACACTTTGTTCTTAAATGTATTAGCCATCTGTTTCTCCTTAACCTACATCATCTAGTAACGCACACACTATGACTTCTGCTGTAGATGCTGACGATATTGCGTGTATCCCTGCTACAGTGCAATTAGGTAGTCTAGCTGTAAAGGCTTCATTAGGTCCTATAGTTACAGCTTGAGCTAAAGAGGAAGACGCTGTGCCTGCATCAAATGTTACATAAATACTTCTACTATTTGTATCGACATTCTTGATAAACAAGAACTTCACTTTATCACCAGTAGCCACAGCAGTTGGTGCTGTGTCGTCATCTACGGCTGTGTAGTCTGTATAATATCCTGCAATCAAGTCTGTGCTAGAATTAGATACACTCGTTAATTTGTAATACCATTTATCGTTTGCATCAGCAGGTGTTACAGTCGTTGTTGCTGATATAGTTTTTGCAATTTCATCAGGTAGTATAGTAGCCTGTATCGTTGCGATTGCGTCATCTGCCATATCTTTTCTCCTTTATCCTAACGCTATTGCCAAAGCTGTTGCATCGTCTGTTGTGGCAAAACCCGATCCTGCGTATGTCTTAATATCAGAAGCAGGGATAGATTTCATCGTGCCACCATCGTTTACAATGATACCATCACTATCCGCTATTGTTATTGAGCCACCTACAGATGTATCTCCGTCTAATAAATTTAGCTCTGCTGACGTAGCATCAACCGCAGCAAGTTTAGTAAAATCAGCTTGCACTAATCCTGATACCCCATCAAGTAGGTTTAACTCCTCTGGTGTTGATGTAATTTGCGTTGCACTAGCCGCAGCTAATACAGGCAGTGTACCTGATTGATTGGGCAAACTAATTGTTCTGTCGGCTGTAGGATCAACTGTTGTAAGTGTTGTCTCATGTGCGTCAGGAGTAGAACCCTCAAACACTAAAGTGTTCTGAACGTTTATAGTTGTGCTGTCTACTGTTGTAGTTGTACCACTAACAGTGAGATTACCTGTGACTGTAAGATTATCATTAACAGTTGTTTCTGATGTTGTATGCCCTATAGATACAGCAGTGCCTGATACACCTGTGCCTATTGCTACAGACTCACCACCATCTCCTGTATCTATAACAAGATAGTTATTGGTACTTTGCTTTATTGTAAACGCTGTAGCTGAGTTATCGGAAACGGCTACATTTATATCTGTGCCATCTGCACTAATAGAATCAATAGCAATGTCACCTACATTGGTTATATTATTGTCACCAAAACTTACGTTATCGCCAAAAGTTTTGTTTGTAAGCGTAGCAGTCGAAGCTGTTGAAACTAAACGAGCATCCCCACCTGTGCTAGGTAACGTTAACGTATTATTAGCACTTTCTGAGTGAGGAGCTGCGATTACTATCTGACCATGACTATTATTCTCACAGTTAAATTGTATAGCTCCCTGATTGGTATTACCTTTTACAGTAACGTGACCTGTTCCATTTGGTGCTAATTCTAGGTCTGCATTAGATGTGGTAACAATATCGTTCCCATTCAAGTCCAAATTTCCTCCCAACTGGGGAGTCGAATCGCTTGAAACTTCCATCAAAGAAGTGCCTCCAGAAGATATTAATGAACCACTTGCATTCAAAAATGCCATCTTAGAGGCAGGAGTAGTTATGAATACGTCTTTAGTTCCCACACCAAAGTTAACAGCACTATTGCTGTTTGAACTAGATATAGGAGTTGTTCTTGTTAACGTGTTTCCTGATGAAGCATACGTTCCAAGTCCAACCTCAAAGTCTCCGTTTGTGTTGTCTACTATTGCATAGTATGTGGTATCACTATTGCTTAGATTAGCAGAAAATGTTTCGAAATTTGTTACAGCACCAAGAAGACTTATTGCTCCTGTGCCTGTGGTTGTAGTTGTTTCTCGTACTCTGTCTGCAATCTTTAATGCCATTACGCTATCCTTATTATCGCATTACTTGAGTCACCCGTTGGGAAAACTACAGTAAAATCGCCAGAGGATGCTGACTTGTCAGCACCAAAGTCTAAAACACATACAGCAGGATTAGTGAGACTAGAATTAGCTTTATCGTTAGCACTTGGAGTGCTGTTGTATATTAATGCTCCCCTTGCGGTTAGGGTCACAGAGCTAAACGTCTCGTCATCAAAATCCATGAACGCTGTTGTTCCACTAGTGTTAGGAAAGGTTGCATCTACTGTATTTAGTGGTTGTCCACCTGTGGGTGCGCCACTTCCTGATGTAATCTCATTGCTTGTTGAAAAAGCTGTTGTACTAGCATCTAATGATGCACTAGATGAAAATAAAGCAATCTTAAACGTATCGCCACCTGAGTGTCTAAAGTCATGCACACCTAATAGTAACTGCTGTTTAAACGATGTACACATTGCCTGTGTTATAGCCATTATAGCCTCCTTATGTGTTCTGCAAGTTTTTCATATCCTGCATCTTTGATAGCATTGTAAACTGTTGTTCTGTCTGATTTTATAGCTTCTTTCATGTAAAACGCTATAACTTTTTCCAGATGTTCCTTGAAGGCTCTTGCTTGTTCTCTGATTTCTGGCGTGGCTTTATCACTTACCTCTACTATTTTATCCGCACATCTTTTAGCAACCTCCTCTGGTGTGAATCCTCTGTTATTTGTTGTGTATACATCAACTATAGGTGTTTTGGGTAATTCCATTAACATTACATTATCCTTGGTTCACCGTTTCTATAACTATCTCTTTTGTTTCTGCCATCAGCTAACTGCTGTACTGATGCTAAAGCCTCTTCATATCTTGTTTTACAAAAGCTGACTATATCAGGCTCTCCTTTCATAAAAGAATATGCCTCTAATAAAGAGCCGTACAATAAAGCTGTCTCTGCGTTGTCTCCTAGCCAGGAGGTGGACGATGTCACTATGGATGGTGGATCATAATAATAGTGCAGTTGCACTGTATATGTAGAATCTGGAGTAGGAGCTATTAGGAAGTTGTCTCCATCAAACAATGAGTAGTATACAGGAAGACCTGATGTCGCTGTAGCAGGATATGCTTCTCTAATAAAATTTACGTCTTTTGGTAATAAGAAAGAATAGTTACTACTACCATCTACAACAGCAATAGAGAATACAGCTAGAAAATCTGTTGGCTTTGCTAAGAACCTATTACTTGTAGAAAGAGATGTTGTTACGTTCTTTCTGAGTTCTGGGATAAGAATAGATCGGTATATTCTTTCTTCCGTTTGCCTGACGAAGTTAGGAATATTGCTGACAAAAGTCGTTTCCGTATTATCAGTATATTCTTTTATGGCTGCCGTTAGTTCTGTGTAGTTCATTTTTTGCTCTTGCCTTTTGCGTATAGATTATCAAATATCTGGTTAACATCCAAGACATAATCTAAATCGGACTTTGAATAGTGTATATGTTGCGATGGCAAGAAGTCAGGAGGCCCTTCTCCTGTTTCAAACCACGCAGGATGCGTTACTCGCACTCTGTTGTTTGGTAGCGCAACGATGTTACCTGTCCATTCTCCTGCATCTAATAGTTCTAATACATGACTTTGTTTGTGTTGGGCAGGATCATCAGCTATCTCACTATCTGTATAGTCCACAGTAAAATAATATTTAGCAGGATACATCTTACCATCTATCTTAGCCAACCAAGGGCATGGTGTAGCTCTGTCCATTACATACACAGCGTGGGTACGGGAGGAACAATCCCACGGTTGTGCCATATGAACAGGCATTGGTTTTGCCCAATCTTCTACTGGAGTATCTCCTACTAAAGCTGTAATCGGCATCCTAGCCCACATCGCTCCACCATGCACATTTGGTTCGTCAGTATCATCTGACTCACATCCTGTAAATATTACTTGAAATGACAAACATCTATTAGGCATAGATGTCACAGCTATTGCCATAGCGTGTAAAAACTCACCATGATACTTCTGATGATTGTGTGTGTACTCTCTTCTCACCCAACATTTAAAGTGAGGTATATTGCTCTGTAAGTATGCCATTAGCTTATTGTTATAGATACTGTACCAACTTGTGCAAATAATGGGTCTATCTTTGCATCAAAGTCATCAAACCTTGCCACTCCCACTTGGAGTAAGAAAGGTTCTATTCTATCTGGTCTAGCATCTTTTAATGATTGCGGATCGTCTGTTTTAATTCTTCCTACAAAGTTTTGTGGATGATCTCTATCAGCAACGTCTCTTCCAACACGAAGACCTGTTCTCTTTCCGTTGTTAAACTCGTAGACAAGTTCATTTATTGGATATCTGAATCCAGTTCTATCGCATATCCCAAATGCGTATTTTCCTGTCGCTCTTCCCATCTTAAACCGTAAAGAATGTATTGTGAGGCACAAACTTAATAGACGCTGTTTCTGTATCCTCACCTGCTGCTAATTCAAATTGAAACTCATATTCTTGTTTCAGTGCTTGCACTCTACTTGCAACTTCTG